TTCTCTTCTTTCTTTCCCTCAACAAAAAGTTTTCCGTATTCGGTGTAGACATTGACCTCCTTCTTTTTAAATCCAGCAAGTGCAATTTCTAGCACAGACTCTGAATTATTTACCTGTATTATATTGTATGGAGGGTAATTTTGTTGAGTTTCGTTAAAAAACTTATTAATATAGTCATCTAGTCCGATGCTATTTTTTGTGATGCGATCCATTAAGTTTTCAAGATCGGCAGCACGATACCTTTGTATGCTCATCATAGTTCTCCTTAAGTAAGCGAGTTGTAATTTTGTCCCCGAAGGCGACACTACTAATTATAACAGCAGACATAAAAATAGGGGAGCGGTGAACCCCCCAATTACACTTCGGATCTCCTCCTATTCTAGCAGCACTCTACAGTTGGTGACACACGTTTTATCTCTGGTATCGCATTCTGAAATACATTCAAAATAATCATCAACTGAACTTCCGAAAGATGTCTCTTTCTCAATGTTAAACCAAGGTCTCAAACTATTGTATGAGATAAGATTGTGATGCATAGGCGCTCCTTATGTACACATAAGTATCTATATGAGTTTAGGAAACTTAATTAAGAAATGTTTAAGATTCTACTAGATCTTGTAGTTTGAATAGGGATATAAACTCAATTTCATTGTTTTCCCATACTCTATGATTCTCCTGACGATCAACAATTGCAACGACACGATTCACAATATACCCTGCATCACGCAAACAATTAACAGCCTTGATTGCACTACTGCCAGTGGTGGTTACATCCTCTAGAACAGTGACAACAGAACCTTTAGGTGGTTTGTGTCCTTCAATCACTTCCTTTGTGCCATGTCCTTTTGGATTCCTTCTAACAATGAGTGCATCAATATGTTTTCCAGAATAGTATGCCTTTTGTGCAACACCACACACTAATGGATCTGCACCCAACGTGAGTCCACCAACAGCTGCAGCATCACTTTCAACATGTTTAATCATTAAATGTGATAGAAGAGCATTACCTTCACATGATAATGTGACAGGTTTACAGTTTACATAGTGTTCTGATTTTTCTCCAGATGATAAAATAAACTCTCCTTTTTTATATGCGTTTTCTTTAAGTAAATTTAATAATGTAGTTCTGTGTAAAGTGTCAGTCATTCAATAATTCCTTTTCATCATTTTCTTCATTTAGATCCTTTTTAGAATCTTTATCATTCTTGTAGTCACCTACAACTTCTCTTAGTAAGTTGTCAACATCTTTTCTTAAATCAGACATTACTCCTCCTCTGGTTTTTTTCTTTTACCAATATTATACTTGGTTTCTAGGTTCCAGTCACCCTTCTCTTTATAAGATATAACTTTGATCTGATTAAGAGGTGCGATGTCAGTCACCTTTGCCGTGTCTACTACAGACACAAGACCCCAATCTAATAAAAGTTGAATGATACGATTTCTTCTTTGAACATCATTCACAGTAATGTTTGCTCTCTTTCCATCAAGAGCGAATAGTTCTTTAAAATGAACGATATAATATCTGCCTTGCTTATGAAGAATGTGGCAAGATTGATAGAGTTTCTTTTCCTTTCTGGATGCAACACCTATGCGTGTTAACGTCTCACGAACTTTTAGGAAATCATCAGGTTCATTTAATACAATTTCAATCATTTGCTCTGGAGACCACTTAATCTCAGGCTCCACAATTGAGTTCATTTTTTTCCTCCAATATCAAGTCGGTCTCGTATAAACGAGAGTTGTTCTCTAGTCAAAATATTTAAAACCTGTTTTGCTTTTTCACTACTATAACCGTAGTATTTTTTTACAAGATCTAGGTTTTCAATTTGTTCTTTACGAATCCAAGGAGAGTATCTCTTCCTTTTCCTAAGACTATTTAGAAAAAAATCATACTGCAACTTCTTTGAAAGATTAGGATGTTTGTTTAACTCATTTGCAAACATCACAGAATCAATCTGTCCAGATAAACATCTATTGATAATATAAGCGGGATATCCTTTCTCTAAATCAGGATCTTCATCAATTAAATTATTCTTAGTGACATTGATAGAATTCAACCAATCTTTAAGATCTGCCATTATATAACTCAATTTTTTTATCAATATAAACCTTTGCTTTCTTGAGGTCATCAAGTTCGCCTTCCTGATCTTTATGACCAGCACGACAAACATATTTTATAACATTACCAGCAAAGAAGTCAAGTTCTTGATCTGCGATAAAATCCCAAACTTGAATCTTACCTCTTTGATAATGTGATGGTGAAAATTTGTTCATAATGTAGTTTTCCTTTTAATAATAATTCTATCATTTTTAAAGTCTGGAATAAATTCCAAAACTTCATAATGATCCCAACATAGTTCTTCGTAGAGACTATTGAGAGTTCTCATATCTTCATACAGATCTGTTGGTTCGTCATTCATAATTAAATACCTTGGTCACGTTGGTCAATTCTTTCAAAAAATTCTTTTAATGAGGATTGCATTTGCCCTCTGTTTTCTTTGGGATCATCACTTTTGATTCCCTTAATTCTTTTCCAATCGGAGAACATGGCTTGGAGTATCCAAGATTGTGAAAGACTTTTAGGCCCATGTTCTAGTAATTCAACTTGGAATTTATTCAATTGATAGGATTTGATATCTATGTATTCAGATCTCCATCCATCGTAGTTGTTATTCATTTTCTGATAATGATTACATCTTCATCGTCGTCGTCATCACTGTCAATACCTTTGAAAACTAATAACTCCTCACCCGATTGAACATCAGACAT